ATGCCACGGGAGGTGCCCGTGTTCCTGGACAGCGACCGTGAAGACCTGCTGGACGATCTCATGGCCGTCCTCAACCGTCTCGCTGCCGAAGGCTGCCCGGTCACGATCAAAGACGGCAAGCTCGAATCCCGTGCCGGGCTCGTGGTGCCTTCCACCCGCGGCCGGTGGGTGGCGAGGCCGCTCGTGCCGTCGTTCGCGTCCCGTCCGTGGCCGCCGTGGCCGGTCCTCGGGGAGCACCTGGATGAGGACGGCTGGTAGCCGTAGGCTTGCGATGGTGGCCCGTTCGAGCGGTCCTGCCAGATCCACCAGCGAAGGCCTTCCGTAGGAGCCTCCGGGTGACCGCAAGGGAGGCCTTCGTCATGTTCCGCCGCCGACGTCGCCCCATCCAGGTCATCCACCAGCGCTGCCGCGGATGCGGCACAAAGCGGCGCGTCGTCGCCGACTCGGTGACCGCACGCGAACGCAAGTGCAACCGGTGCGTCATCGCCGAGGCTAACCGGCCCGCGCGGACCCAGGCCGACCTTGAGGTGATCCGCTAGCGTGACTTGCATAGCGGGCCTCGCGGACGGTGGCGCTGTCTACCTTGCCGGCGACTCGGCAGGCATATCAGGCTGGGATCTCACCATCCGCGCCGACGTGAAGGTGTTCATCAATGGCCCGTATGTGATGGGCTTCACCCACTCATTCCGCATGGGCCAGCTACTTCGCTATGCCTTCAGCCCGCCAGCCCCGGAGACGACGGACCTGCACGGACTCATGTGCACGGCATTCATCGACGCACTCCGCACCTGCCTGAAGGATGGCGGCTGGGCCACCAAGGACAAGGAGCAGGAAGAGGGCGGCTGTTTCCTCGTCGGCGTGGCCGGATGCCTGTTCACCGTGCAGTCCGACTACCAGGTAGCCGAACCAGCGTCCGGTTGCGCCGCTGTCGGGTGCGGGGACCGGGCTGCTCTTGGCGCACTGTTCGCCACCGCTGGCGGCAAACCTCGTACCCGGCTTGAGACGGCTATGGGCGCCGCTGAGCACTTGAGCGCAGGCGTCCGCGGACCGTTCGCCTTCGCATCCATCGGGCCTTAAACGGCTCTTAAGTGTGTCCTTATTCCCTTCACATACCAGGAGCTGTGTGGCTGCTGTCCTTACCGAGCCCGAGGTCGCAAAAGCTGCGACCACAACGGCCGGCGGCGAAATGGTCTACATGTCGCTGCCCATTGACAAGGCAGAGGACACCAAGACCGTCAACCCGGTGGACGGAACGCCCGACATCGAGATCTTCGGGAAAGTCACCGACGGCACCATCGACTCTGACCTGCAAGTCGTTGACCCTGACGCGAGCCTGCGGTGGATCAAGGCGTGGCACGAGGACGGCAAAGCCAACGTCCGCATGCAGCACGACCCCAAAAAGCCGGTCGGCAAGGGCCTGCACGTTGACGGCCACAACGTCCGCGCGCTGATCGCGGACCCGATCGCGAAGCACTTTATCCGCACCGGAGTGCTGAACGACTGGTCCATCGGGATCATGAACCCCGACATCCGCCGCGGCGACCCAGCGTTCAAGCACCTGGACCCGATGGGCAAGGCCATCAACGGTGTCATCACCGACCGGCCGGACGGTCTCACCGGCCTGGGTGAGATCAGCGTCGTTGACCGCGGCTCGAACTACGGCACCAAGTTCTCCCTGTGCAAGGCCGCAGCGGACGGCACGGTGGAGTGGACCGGGACGATGACTGCCCCGGATGACGTGCTGGCCAAGGCCGCGGTCCCGGGCAAGTCCAAGACCGTCACGGTCGAGCTTCCCAGGAACGTCTCGGTTTCGTTCTCGCCGAAGGACCTGGCCAAGCTGGTCGCTCACCGCCAGGTTGCGGTAGAGCGGGAAGCCTCGAAGGCAGCCGAGCCCGTGATGATCACGAAGGCTGCCGAGCCGGACGTGGCCGACGGCATCGGCTATGACGGCGTGGTCGACACGCTCGCGGTTATCAAGGCAGCCGAGGCGGTGGTCTACAAGCGGGACATTGACACCGCGACCAGGGAGCGTCTCGCCAGCGAGGGCAAGGCGCTGAGGGACGGCTCGTACCCGATCGAGACCGAGTCGGACATGCACAACGCCTACAGCCTCGCGCGTGGCAAGCACGGGAAGTGGAAGGCCGCGCTCAAGCTCATCGCCCGCCGCGCGAAGCAGGAAGGCTGGACGGCACCGGGCAAGCAGGACAAGGTCGCGGCCAAGGCCGCGGAGCCGGACGCGACCAAGTGCATGAAGTGCGACGGCTCCGGCATGTTCGAGGCCAAGCCCTGCCCGTCGTGCAAGAAGGGCAAGAAGGCCGCCAAGCGGGCGGTCCGCAAGGCACTGGCCCCGCAGGTGGCCAAGAAGAAGCAGAAGGTCATGTGTTCCGGCTGCGGTGCGAAGCAGTCGGTCAAGCACGCGAACTGCACTGAGTGCGGCAAGCCCATGCCCCGGCCGATGCCCGCGGTCACGAAAAACCATGACCATGTGTGCCTGGGCTGCGGCAAGGACCCGCTGGACAAGGGCGAGAAGTTCTGCCCCGGCTGCGGCACTGAGAACCCCGGCTACCTGCCCGAGGCCGACCACAAGATCCCGGCCAACAAGGCCGCTAAGGAGCGTGTGACCAAAAAGCGGAAGGCCAAGGGCAAGAAAGGCAACCCGTTCGGCGACAAGCAGGCGCCCGCGTTCGGCGCCAAGGACGACGCCGGCGACGACGCCGGCGACGCGGCGGCGGCCGGGAAGAAGCCGGCCAAGGGCAAGGCCAAGAAGACCGCCGCACCCGCGACGGCGAAGCGTAAGGGGAAAGGCAAGGGCCGCAGGCCCGACCACGGCGTCACCGGCCACGACGGGGACACCAAAGGCCTGCCCGCTCACCGCGAACCCGACGGCGCACCCGTCGAGCAGTTCGAGGACGACGCCAAGCTGCAGGACGGCGACGAGCACCAGGAAATGGCCGCCGCGATGCGCCACAAGGCCCTCGGCGCGGCCGGCCTGGCCCGGGAGGACGCGCTGCTGCACGACCTGACCTGCCCCGCGTTCGACCCCGCTGACGTGCGCAAGTGCTTCCCCTACGCCTCCTTTGCTGACATCGACGGCACCGCGTGGCAGCAGAAAGCGCTGATGAAGGCCGCGTCGGGTGACCCGGAAGCCATGGCCATGCGCGGCCTGTTCGGCTACGCGGAGACGCTCAAGAACGCGCCGCCGGACATCCTGCACGAACTACGCGAGCAAGCCCACGCCGCGTTCCTCGAGGCCAACAAGATGATCACCGACGCCACGCCCGGCCCCGGGTCGTCCCCGACCCCGGGTCACGTCACCCCGCAGGCGTTCCAGCGCCCGTACATTGACGCCGGGCACGCCGCGCCGTCACCGCAGCACGACGCCCCGCACAGTTTCCACGTCACCGAAGGGCAGCCGTCTGCGGAAGACTTCACCCGCGGGTTCATCACCGAAGGCCGCGCCGCCGACTCCCCCGCCAACGACACACCCCGGCACGAGCCGATCCCGGCGCCGATGACCCCCGGCCAGCCGTCCCGGGTGTATTACACCGGGGCGATGCGGGACAACGCCCGCCAGGCCATGACCGCCATGCACGACCACATCAGCCGGGTCTTCCCCGACGTGTGCCCCATGTCCCCGCACGTCGGCGAAGGCCAGAAGCCCGCCCCGGCCGTACCTGAAGGTGTCGGCGGGCCCGCGCCCCGCTCCGGCAAGAAGACCGCGACAGCCACCGCGCGCAAGCAGCGGAAGGCACTGGCGCGCAAGCGGCGCCGCCTCGAGCGCAAGGTCCTGAAGGGAACGATGAGCGTGAAGCAGGCACGCCGCAAGCTCGGCCTCAAAGCCAAGGCCGCTCCCCCGGTCGCCAAGGCACTCAAGACCGCAGGGCAGGCACGGGAGCAGGCCGCTGCCGTGGCAGTGCCGCCGGTTCTGGACGCTGGCGTCATCAAGGCCGCGGTCGCTGAGGCATGCGCGCCGCTGCTCGAGCGGATCGCCGGGCAGGACAAGACCCTCCGCAAGCAGCGCAAGGCCATCGACGCCATCGCCGCCCAGCCTGACACCTCCCAGGCACCCCTGCGCGGGGTGACCCTCACCAAAGCCTCGGCCGCGCCGGCAGCGCAGCCGCAGTCCGCCACAGCAACCGCGGAGCGGGTGCAGATGGCGGAACTCCAGCGACTCCACTACGTGTCGCGCAACTCCCCCGACCCGGGCATGCGGGAAGCAGCCCGCCGGGATCTCGAACTCAAGCTCGGACTCGACTCCATCCCCACCAGCTAAGACGTTCAACGCGCCGCGCCCATAGCGCGGCACGGAAGCGAAAGCGAGACTGTGTGACAGCAGTTCTGGACGGGGCCATCCCGTCGCTGAACGAGGGCGTGACCGCGCCCCCGCCGGACCAGGTCACCAAGGCGCTCTACGGAGACGCCGCCCGCCCGGACCTGGGCACCCATCAGTACAGCAACACCGCCGAAGCGCTCGTCGGCAAGATGAACCACCTCGTCAAGGGCGCCGGTTTCGTCGGCGAGGGCAACAACACGCCGCTGACCAACCCGGCCGACATCGGCCGCAGAGCGTTCGAGGCGTCCATCGACCTGCGCTCCGCCACCCGCGAGGGCATCTACAGCAAGCGCTCGGTCGTCAAGTCGATGAGCGACGACTTCCTCGGCCGGTTCGGTGCCCTGCGCACCGCGCTGGAAGCCCCCGGCCTCGCCGATTTCGTCGGCGCGCTCGCCACCCCTGACGTGATGCGGTCGTTCACCGCAGGGAACCTCGGACTCGGGTCGACCTACGGCCTGACCCCTTTCAACCTGCTCGCCCCAAGCCGTCTCATCTACCCGATTTATACCCTTTACCGCAACAAGTTCGCCCGGCCACCCGGCCAGGGCGCAAGCCTGATCGAGCGTCTCGCGGTCGGCATCTCCGGTTCCCAGACCGGCGGCCAGGCTGTGCTCGACATCTCCATGCCGGAGCTAGTGACTGCGGGCAACTCGTTCGGCGCATGGCCGCTGAACCTGCCGCCAGCGGTCAGCGAGCAGTTCGTGACCCTGAACGTTCCGTACCGGTTCTTCGGTGTCACCGAGCAGCTGTCGTTCCTCGCCCAGTGGGCAGGGCAGGGGTTCGAGGATCTGTCCGCGCTCGCGAACCTGATCCTCCTGCAGGCCGCCATGATGGGTGAGGAGTACCAGCTCATCGCTGGCTCCTCGGCCAACCTGGCTACCCCGTCGGCGCCGACGTGCACCGTGCGGGCAGCCCAGAGCAACGAGACGGCGCTGTCGACCAGCGTCGTGAACGTTCAGGTGGCCGCGGTGAACTACTTCGGCCGCACCGCCAGCTCGGCGAGCACGGCGGTGACGGTGGCCGCGGGCCAGGTCGTGGACGTTGTCATCTCCCCGGTGACCGGTGCGATGCAGTACAACATCTACGGCCTGTCCTCCACCCCGACCACGTACCTTCTCGCCACCTGCGGTGGCGTGAAGTACACGCTGCAGGGGTCGCTTCCGGCCGCGGTTTCCGCCAACCCGACCGCGGACACCGGCACCGGGGCTGGCACCCGGATGGAAGGCGTCATCCCGACCCTGACCGGCCTGTCGGCGCAGGCCGGCATCTACCCGCAGTCCCCGGCGTCGCCGATCACCTGGCAGGGCGGCTACGTCAACCAGAACGTCGGGCAGCATCTCAACTACAACGTCATCTACATCGCCCTGAAAGCCTTGTTCGACTCGGCCAGCATCTCGCCCGGGGCGTTCAAGGCCGACCCGGCGGAGATCATCAGCTCGGGTTCGGACATCGCGAACCTCAGCCAGGACGTGATCTCGCAGGGCGCGGGCACCAACTACGAGATCTTCGTGAAGCAGGGCGAAGTCGGAGATATCACCGTTGGTGCCGCCGTGTCCCAGTTCCAGAACCCGGTCACGAAGTCGATCTTGAAGACCATCGTCCATCCTTTCTACCTGCAGGGCAATGCGGAACTGCTGTCCTACCAGCTGCCGCAGTCGTGGACGAACGTGGCCAACGCGTGGGAAGTGTCCTGCGTGCAGGACTACGTCACCCTCGCCCTCCCAGTGATCGACGTCACCTACCGGTACATCCTGCTGCTCATGGAGTGCCTCGTGGCGCACGCACCCATGTACTCGGCCCACCTCGGCGGCCTCCAGCAGAGCGACGTCACGCCGTACTCCTGAGTACGGCTGACGCCGCCCCTACCTGTTCCACCCGCCAGCCCGGGGCAACGGCCCTGCCCGCGCCCCGGGCTGGCACCATCCGGCACCCACCAACAAGAAAGCGAGCCGTGTGGCGATCTTTGAAGCCGGTATCCAGCAGGTCAACAGCAACATCGGCACCTCCTACAGCCTGATCTGGAACCCGGAGAACACCAGCACGACCACGTTCGGCGCCCTCGGCTCAGTCAGTTCGACGGCGACGCTGAAGGACGTGACGATCATGAACACGGGCACCGTGACCGTGTTCGTCGGGTCCGGTACCCAGACCGCGGGCGGCAGCGCGGGCTCGCTGGCGCTCGGCGTCGGCCAGCAGCTCACCATCCAGGGCTACAACGTCACCAACCCTTCGGGGACGACGGGGCAGATCTGGGGCAACACGACCACGGGTACCGGGGCGACCACGGCCGGCCTGGCCTCCGTGGCGTCGGTGGTCTGACGTGTCCGGGAGCGTCAACCCGATCACGCATGCCTGGTTCACGGGCGTCGCCGCAGTCGGGACGAAGGTCGAAACCGCCCCAATGCAGTTCACGCAGCCGGTGGTGATGCAAGGCGGGATGGCGACACAGGTCAACGGCGCCGCGCTGCCGGTGATCACCGCGCCGGGCACGGTCGCGTCAGCGGGCACGGTCACCAACACGACCGGGTTCGACGCAATGGTGTACGCGTCGGCGACGTCGGGGATCACGAAGGTCGTGTTTCCCGGCATCTCCGCCGGCACGATCGCCGGGACCACGGCACCGGGAGTCACGGTGCCGATCTACTGGCCGAATAACCAGCAGGTTGCCGTGTCGTACAACGGCACGCTGACCTGGACGTGGCTGGCGATCTGACGTGATCACCAGCGGGCGGGCGGCGGCGGGCACCGCGTCGGGCACCGCGATGACGGCCGGACAGTTTTTCCCGGTGGCCCCGGGCCCGGCCACGCTGATTCTCGCCAACGTGGGCACTGCGTCCCCGGTCTACGTCGGGCCGGGGACGCAGGTGTCCACCACCACCGGATTCCCCGTGCCCAGCGGCCTCACAGCCCCGGTCGTGATCCCCGTCTACGCGGGCGCCCCGGCGCAGACATGGTCGGTGACCTGCTCGTCCGGGACAGGCTCGCTGGCGTGGGTCGTGTCCAGTCCTTCCGGCGGAACAGGAATCTAGGAGGCGCCTGTGCGGATCCTCACGTTCGGCAACGCCCCATACGCGTGGTCAGGCTATGGGACGCAGGCAGCGCAGCTGGTCCCGCGGCTGCGTGCCCAGGGTCATGACGTGGCTATCGCCGCGTTCCATGGCCTGCACGGGGCGCCGCTGTGGTGGAACGGCATCCTGATCTACCCCGGGTCGACTGAGGACATGTGGGCGCAGGACGTCCTCAAAGGCCACTACGACCACCACCAAGCCGACCTGCTCGTCACCATCATGGACGCGTGGGTAATGAACCCGCAGGTCGTGGCAACGATGAACACTGCGCACTGGATGCCTATCGACTGCTCACCGCTGTCGTCGATGGACCGCCGGATCCTCGCTGAAGGCGGCGGCCGGCCGATCGCGATGAGCGAGTTCGGCCGCCGGCAGCTGCTCGACGCCGGGTGGGAAGCCTTGTACGCGCCGCACGCGATCGACACGCGCGTGTTCGCACCGCACCCGGACCGGGCCACGGTTCGCGAGCAGACCGGCATGACCGGCCGGTTCCTCATCGGCATCAACGCCGCGAACCAGGACCCGCTCCGCAAAGGGTTCGCCGAGCAGTTCGAGGCGTTCGCACGGTTCCACGCCGCGCACCCCGAGGCACTGCTGCTGGTGAACGCGCGGGCGGTGACGAACCAGGGCCTGAACCTGGGCACCCTCGCCGCGGATCTGGGCCTGACCGATGACTGTGTCCAGTTCTGCGACCAGTACCTGTACGCGGCGGGCCTGACCGGGCAGGACAAGATGGCCCGCTGGTACGGCCTGCTTGACCTGCTGTCCAACTGCTCGTTCGGTGAGGGTTTCGGCCTGCCGGTCCTCGAGGCGCAAAGCTGTGGCACGCCGGTTGCGGTGACGGACTGCTCAGCGATGTCGGAACTGTGCGGCTCCGGGTGGCTGGTGGAAGGCACCCGCTGGTTCAACAAAGGCCACGTCGCATGGTGGCAGCGGCCGTCAGTGGACGGCATCCTCGCCGCTTACGAGCAGGCGTTCGCGCTGTGGCAGGTCGGCGGCCTTGACGTCTACCGGGAGAAAGCCAGGTCGTTCGCGGTCGGCTACGACGCGGACAAGGTCGCGGCCGAATACTGGGTTACGGTCCTGGCCGAGTTGGCCGCGTGACCCGTATCCTCATCCATTCCAACAGTCCCTGGCTCGCCAGTGGCTACGGGCAGCAGTGCGGCATGCTGGCACCCCGGCTGGCCGCGCTCGGCCACGACGTCGGGATCAGCGCGTTCTGCGGCCTTCAGGGCACCGTGTCCGGGTGGAACGGTTTCCCCGTTTTCCCGGGCGGCATGGAACCCTACGGCAACGATGTGCTCGGCGGCCACGCGCAGACATTCAAAGCCGATCTGGTCCTGACCCTGATGGACGCCTGGGTGCTGTACCCCGACGTGGTGAAACCGCTGAACATGGCGTGCTGGATGCCGGTCGACTGCACTCCCCTGTCGGCGATGGATCACCAGTTCCTGCGCGACTCGGGTGTGACACCGATCGCGATGAGCGAGTTCGGCCTGGCCGAGTTCCAGGCTGCGGGGTTCGATGCCCTGTACGCGCCGCATGGCATCGACACTGCTGTTTACGCCCCGCAGGACAAGCAGGCGGCGCGAACCGCGCTGGGTGTCCCGCAGGACGCGTACGTCATCGGCATGAACGCCACGAACATCGACGCTGTCCGCAAGGCCATCCCGGAGCAGATGGCCGCGTTCGCGCAGTTCCACGCCGCGCACCCGGATGCTTTGCTGCTGATGCATTCGCATCAGACCGGGCCAGGTTCCGGCCTGGACCTGCGGGCCGTCGCGAGCCGGCTCGACATCGGCGCCGCGATCCGGTGGACCCACCCGTACCAGTACACCAGCGGCGGTTACACGCCGCTGGAGATGGCCCGCTGGTACGCGTGCCTGGACTTGTACTCCGGCGCCACGTTCGGTGAAGGGTTCGGCCTGCCGCTGCTGGAAGCCGCCGCGTGCGGCATCCCCGCAGTGGCAACGGACTTTTCCGCGATGCCGCAGGTTG